ACAGCACCAGTTAACCATGTAGTTGATTCCATGTTAAGGCTATAGCCGTGAAGGAGTGTATCCACACGGTCAGTAATTTGTTCAAGGGTGCTCACAGGTTAATGCTCCTTAAGGCTGATACGGCTGACTTGCCTGTGGTACCAGCAAGTTCATTGCATACGGCATTTAAATCTTTGTACTTATCTCGTGTACGAGTTGAACTAGCCTTGTAATTAAGAGCAGCCAAGATGCCTAGACCAGTGGTGCCAGCATAGGCATTAGCAGCCCCTTGAGCCTCTTTAAAGGCAGTACGGGCTGGATATGTGCCACCGTTGGCAAGCCGATTTAATTCTGCTACGAGAGTACTTCCATCATATCCAGTTGCCATAATTATTTTCCTTTGTTAGTTTTTTTACTTGTCGCCAAGAGTGACTGGCGGAGTATTGACATCACGCCCGCCGATGCCATAAGGGTTAACTGTTCCATAGTTGTCATCTTGATTGACGACTGTTGTTCCGCATCCACATGTTGCACACATAATTACTTACCTTTTTTCTTCATCATCATTGCAAAACCAACTTTGGTTTCGCGGGCTTTTTCAGCCTTTGATTCGCCTTTTTTCATTTCAGCCTTTTTAATTTTTGCTGGTTCTTTCTTTTCGTACATTGCGTACGCTGCTTTTTTTGATGGTTTTTTTGCTGTTGCCATATTCGTTCCCCTTTTGTGTGATTACTTTGACATCTCCACCGACACTAATGTTGTAATCAGCAGAAATTTTGATTGCCCTGCGAGCAGCAAATTCTGCTGCCTTTATAGAGTTCTTACTAAAGCCAGTGGCTAGTGCTCCAAGGGCTAAACTTCCTCCGCTACCAACAGCGTATAAACCACGGTCATCGCGTGACCAAAGGAAATCTTGGTCTATTTCATAAAGTATTCCGTTTAAACAAATGAGGGCATCAAAGCCAGCATCTTTATCTTTAATAGTATCTGGGTCATACCCATGTTCTTTCATAATTTCACGCAGTGAAGGAAGAACTTTGGTCTGTATAAATGCATCTATGTGAATTGATTTAGTAAATTTAGGTGGTGTCCAAAGAAAATTTGCTATGTTGCCAGCAATGGCATCGCCTGAAAAGGCAAATACATAGTCACCTTTTTTAACAACTTTATCCAGACCTTTGGCATAGTACGGTTTGTCATCATAGGTAGTCATGGAATCTGCTGCTATTACTGCCCAGCCTTTTCCCTGAATACCTACGATGGCAGTCATGTTTACCCCTTAAAACTATTAGTGTTTGCATCGTAGGCTTTGCCTACTTTGTTTGATTCATCTATTGCTTTTTGAACTTGCTTAGTAGTAGTGCCTGCAGGCTGTATGCCTTGCTCACGAGCAGACTTGTACAGATTTAATTCTGCGTTCCATTTTTTATCAGACATAGAATCTGCTCTACCAGCATCTCCAGGGGATAGTTGGAGTGTTCCTAATTTGCAACCAAAGCAACCTTCAACAAACTCTGGGTGTTTTTGCTTTTGATGTAAGTTCATATTGTTGTTATGTAATCTCCATAGTTACCACCAATGGCAGCATTTGTTAAACGGTCTTTTGTTTTTTCATCAATAACATAATTGTGCCCACCCAAATATACTTCGGTGGCTGCAAAAGTTTCGGTCTGTGATGGAAAACGATATGAAGAATATGTGCCGTCAATCATCATTACTGTCACGCCACGGTGAATTGCGTAACGGGCTAAGAGGCGGTGCCAACCTGCAGGTGTCTCTGCAACTGATGGTGTTGTGAATAAGTATTCAGCCATTGTTCCTCCTTATTGATGTAGAGAGAGGGCGAGTTGCCCCGCCCCCTCAACTACTATTTAACTAGTTCTGAATTGAAGAAGAAGATTCAATTCGGTATAGCGCTGCTTCACGGTAGCGTGAGAAGCCGAGTACGCCGTACCATCCGATTGGACGGAAGCGGAGCAAACGGTCTGTAACTGGTCCGATAACAACATTTGGCTCTTGTGCAACTGCCTCAGCAAGTGCTTGCTTACCAGCAACGATTGTGCGGTATACAGCAGTTAAAGGAGTTACTGTTACAACTGTTGTCGCTGTGACAGCAGCAGTGTGAACTGTGTCAACAGTGATTGTTGTAGTTGAACCTGATGTAACCAAAGATGTAATCTTTGCACCAGATGCGATACCTGTACCTGAAATTTTATCTCCTGCTTCTGCAGAAGTAGCGATTACAGATGATGAGGCAACACCAAGTGTTAGTCCTCCAGAAGTACCTGCAACTGTTACTGCAGTTGTAGCAAGAGCAGAAGCATCTGCTCCATCTACACCACGGTACATACGAGGTGTTTCAATGAACATTGAACCTTCAAAAGTACCGATGTTGCCAGCCCAGAATTGACCCTGACCTGTCTCTGCGTACTTGTGTAGGTCTTGCCATCCGCCTGAACCTGTTTCAGCACGAAGGTCGTGTGAAACTTCTGGGTGGATACCTGTCCAATAAAGTGAACCTTCACGAGGTACAGCCTTATTAGCACGGAGTTTAGCAACTGCCTTACGGAGGTTAGCAGCAGTGATTGTGTCAGTTGCTGTAACTGTTGCTGTTGATGTGCGTGCAGTTGATGATGCTGAGTAAATAACATTTGTGCCTGCGCGGAGAGTCTCCATTGCAAGGCGGTCAAGTGAGTCAGCCATGTTGAACGCGATGATGTCTGCTACTGCAGGGTCAACATCTGATAGTGAGAATAGTTGCAACTTGCGTGTAACAAGTGATGCATTGCCATACTCGTTTAGTGTTACAGAAACTGTTGTTACATCTGACAGTGCTACTGCATCTGGGTCAGTTGTTTCTGCGAGTGATGCGGTTGCTGGTGACAAGTCGTTGTAAATTGAGAATACAACACTTGAACCTGGCATTGCTTGCTGAGCAGGGCGCTTGTCTGCAACTGAACGAATCAGTGGCTGAGCACGAAGCGCGAACTCAACATAGCGGTCATACGCTGTTTTGATTAAGCCAGCGATTGCTGACGAATCTGTGTATGCCATACGGGTTCACCTCCTGGTGATTGGTAGTTTGTTTAATAAACAGAAATACCGAGAAGGGTGTTAAGTTCAGCAGCATTTTTCACATTAGCCATCTTTGAATACATATCTTCATCTATTCCTGGTGGAGTACCTGTTGATACGACATCATTGATTCGCTGTTGTGCTTGTAATGCTGGGTTGTTTGATGCAGGTTTGCTTTCGCTTTCTTCACCAGATTTAACTCCAAATACATCGCCATATTCATTTAGCCAGTTTGTAACTGCTTCTTCCGAAGCATCCAAATCTTGCGGAACAAACGCTGCGACCTTTGGGTTAATACCCTTTGCTGTCAACACATCTTTCACGGTGCGTTGACGAGTTGCAGATTTCAAAGTTGTTGACTCTTGTTCAAGTTCCTTAAGGCGCTTTTCAAGTGTGCGGTTTACTTTGCGTAACTGCTTGACGACATCTTGAGGTTGGTCCTCAAAATCAAAATCGTCATCTTCGTCATAATTGGTAGCCATCTACCTATCTCCCTTTGTTAGTTGTATTCGCAATCCACAACATGGCTTGGGGAAACTATGTTGGCTATTGCTACCAGTCTTTTACGCTCCCCTGGGCTGGTAGGTCAGGGTGAGGATTCTTTTATATGCTGGATTCGGTTTTAAGTGAACCAGTGGATATGCCAGCAGAACCTGAGAAGCGTGATGCTTCACGGGCTGCTCTGCGTTGGGATTCCAATAGCAGTTGTTGGTCTTGTCCAAGAACTGCAGTTACTGCGTTAAGGTCTGAGTAACCTGTGCCTTCAATAGAGGCAAGGCTGCTTTGAACATTAGCCATATTACGAGCCTTGCCAAATTCTGTCTTAAGACTTGTAAGGTCTTGTGTACCAGAGGCGTTGATAAATGATTCTGCAACACCAGCGCCAACTTGTCCTTCTCCAAATGAGAAGTTTGTGGCTGCAGCAGCAGCGCCAATCTCGGCAGCACGGGCTTCTTTCTGCACAATATCTAAACCAATGGTTGGGTCAAGAAGGTATGAGATAGCCCCTGACTTGCTTACGCCATAGTAATTATTAAGTGCTGCAACTACATCAGAGTTTTTATTAACTCTATCAGCAGCAATTCCTACGCGAGTTTCAAATTCAATAGGTGAAACTTGACTTGCAATATATGTGCCAAATTTTGCAGTAGTTCCAAAAACGCTTGTGTCAAGACCATGTGCACGAAGAACTGTATCGTATGCTTTTTCTGTGCTGATATATGTTGCTTCGTTCATAGCCTTACCTGCCTTGGCTAGAGTAGCCATGCCAGGAAAGCGAGTCTTGTATTCATCTGTTCCAACAAGGTTAATTTTAATTTGAGATGCAGTTAAATCTTGTTTGATGTATTCATCAATTTTATCTGCAAGCGTACCAAGTCCAGCAAGGCGTAGGTTTGCACGGAAATCTTCAATGGCTGTTGTGGCTGCAGTACGAGTTGCTGTTTGTGCTGCAGTTGGTTGACCAGGGATTGTTCCATCTGAGGCACTACCTGTTGCTGAACCACTTGGTGTTGAACCACCCGTTCCAGAAGTGCCACCTACAAAATTTCCTGAGGAGTCGTATTGACCACCAGGTGTTGGAGTACCAGAAACGCTATATCCACCTTTAGCAATAAGTGGAACACCATATTGACCGTATTGTTTAGATACTTTAGCGGTTGCAGATTCAAGAGATGAGCCAGCAGCAACAAGTGCTTTAATTTCATTTTCTTGCATAGCCTTAGCAAGGGCAGCAGTATTCATTACTCCATTTGTCATACCAGCAGCAGCATATTGTTCTTGTGTCAACATATACGAACCAGTGACATCTCCATAGTATGGAGTCATTTGTACTTGACCTGGTTGTGCTACGCCTACAGAAGTAAAACCGCTACGGTCAGGTGCAAGGGATTGGTCAAAAACATATTGACCGTTTTGAATAGTAATACCTTTAGTGCTGTTAAACCCTAATGATTTAGCCTGAGCCAAAGTTACTGGTGTTGCTTTTGCTGCAGGTGCAGCAGTCTTTGGAGTTACTGCAGGGGCAGGTGCAGTTGTACCACTTGCTTTTGCAGCAAGTTGTCTATCCATTTGAGCATCGGTTAGTGCCATTATCCCATGAATCCAAACTGCTTCATCAAATCTACAGCCATATTGCTATAGGTTTCTTTAGCGTTTCTTGTATACTGCCATAGTGGGTCTTGTTTAACGGACTTAGTAAAATCTGCAAAAGTACTAGCAGCGTTCTTATCTTTGTTTACAACCTTATTCATAAGGTCGTTCCAAGTAATGTTCTCAGGTGCAACCTCAAGAAGCGTAGCCATTTGATTGCGGTATGTGCTTGTCACATCATAGAGTGTGCGACCCTCTTTGAGCGAAGCAGCAAACCATGGGTTAGCATCTATAGATTGTTGCTTGATGCTGTTTAAATAATACTGAGCATCCTTGCCATCGGCAGGGTTAAGCAAATCTCTTTGCATGTAACTTAGTTGGTTCTTATCCAAATTAACGCCATACTTAAGAGCCTGGTTTTTAAGTTGGTCAACATAACTTCCAATTGCCCCGCCACCTGTAAAAATAATTTCTGACTTAGTGGCAAGGTGTTCTTGAAGTTGAGCATCGCTCCAACCATTTTGGATTGCTTCCATGGCAATACCTTGGACCATGCTTGTATTATCAATAACTTTGCCAGTAACTGGGTCAATGCTGCGAACAGCAATACCAAGTTTTTCCATTTGCTGTTGAACATAATCAGTTTGATTAAGCATTTTTTGAGCAAAGGTTGACTGATTGCGTGGGTCATTAGTTTCAATAAAGAACGAACGCATGCTTGGAAGTGTTTGTTGCCACCAGTCGGTGCCTTGTAAGGCTTCCATAAAGGTTGCTTCTGTCCATTTACCAGCCTTAGCCTTGGTAAAAAGATTATCAATCTGCATTTTTTGTGCAGGATTTTCAAGGGTTCTAAATGTCTTTGTAAGGTAATCCACCCACAACTGTTTTGTATCTACAGTAGGGGTAATGGTTCCAGTGCTTCCGCCAGTCTTTGGTGGAACAGTAGTGCTAGGAGTTACAGCAACTGGACCTGCAATCTTTTGTTCACCAGGAGCAACTGGTTGAAACGGACTGTCTTTAAGTAGGCTTGGGTCTACTGGGTTTAATAATGCTTTGTATTCATCAACTTTACTTTGATAGTTTGTAGTATCTATACCACGAGCCGTAGCAACATCAAGTTCTGCTTGGGCAGCGTTAATTTTAGATTGAATCTTTGCTCTGTCTTTAGCCTTTTTAGTATCAGATATTTCTTTATCGTAGGCAGTAACAATGTCTTGTTGTGCTTTAATTTCATCAAGAAGTTTTTGGCGTTTTAATCCAGATGCTTTTTCAACTTGACTAGATAACTGTGCAATAGCGCGTAATGCAATATCTTTTTTTGTTTGTATGGCGGATATTGGCATTAGCGAACCACCTGTGTTTTTGCAACATCGGCTGCAATAGCCTTGTAAATAGCATCAAGGTAATTGTTATCTTGACGAGCAGCGTACTCTGGTGAATTTTGTATAAAATCTGTAATAGCCTTTTGGCGAGCAGCAGGACTATTATCTGGTCCAATACCCATAGCAATAGCAACAGCCTTGGCATAATCGTTACCGCCAGCATTGCGACCTAAAATCTGTTGGTATACAGCCTGAACATCTGCATCAGCATCTTTGTGTGTATAAACAGCAGTTGTTCCGCTTGCTGAACCACCTGATTTCATTGCAGCAGCAAGCATCTTCATAAAGTTAGGAGTTTCACCTGGCTTGCCCGAAGTGGTAGCGCTTGTTGTAATTGGGCTTGTTGTCATCAAATCACCACCGAATCATTTGCAAAGTAACGGTTAATAAAACTCTCAAATTCAGGAGAGTCTGTCTTAAGTTGGGTTGTAAACATTTCAAATGCTTGAGCAACGTCTGCGTTGCTTTTTGCATCCATACTGCGTGAACCACCTTGGGCATCTCGCTCATCTAAAATAGAAGCAATTTGCTTACGTGTTTCTAGGTAGAGAGCAACGTTTTTTACAACGGCACGGTCACCGTTTGCTCCCATCCAATTTTTGTCAGATAATGCCGTTTCCATAATTTCGGCACGGCGTGCATATTTAGCACGGTCAGGTGAGGCATAGGTTGAATACCAATCAAGGTTTACTTTAGCCATTTCCTTGACCCATAGTGAACGTGCTTGTTTAAGAACTTTCATTTGTGGGTCATTATCTTGAATACCGTTTTGAATTTGATATGCAGTTAATTCATTTTGCATTTGTTGATATTCAGTCCAACCACGTTTAACGTTAGCCTCTACAAGAATCTCACCTGCTGGACGGTTCTTGCGGTAATTGCTACCAGAACCTGGTGCAGCACCGTGAGTGTATTGCCATTGGTAAGCAGCCTGACTAAATGTGTATTGACCATCTTTATCATCTGCAAGAAATCCCATAAGTTCTGGGTCACCTTTTGCCGTAGCAATTGCCATAAGGTTGCTGTACTTTTTAAGGTTTTGCACAACACCAATGCTTGGTTCAAGACTTCCTTCGTTCTTTGAAAGACTTACAGTGGCTTCAAAGAAGTCTGGATACATTTTAAGGAACTCAGCCTCAGCCTTGCCGTATACACGTTCACCAGTAACTGGGTCTTTGTAATCGGCATATTGAGTTTGGAATTGGCGAAAAGTCTGTTGGTAAAAATCTAACTCAGGAGAAATAGCAAACGGTGCTGAAATAGAAGTTAACGCACGAAGAAAATAAAATTTATTTGTTCTATCTTTAACTTCTGCAACCGTTGGCGCATCTGTTCTTTGACCTTGGTTATAGCGGTAAGTTTCGTAACGAAGCATTTGATTATATGTACGAACATACAAATCATTTTTAGTCCACACTGTATTCATACGGCGCAAAGCGCTTGGTGTAAACAAATCCATTGCACTCTGTGGCATACCAGCAGGAAAGAAAGGTTCCATGGCACGCTCAAGAGATGGTTGCTGCTTAAGAATTAAATATGCTGGCAATACCGCAAAAGGACCAAAGCCTGGGTTGCCTGGTTGACCCTGTGTAATAACATCAAGGCTTGATAACGGTATATTGATTTTGCTAAATGAGTCTTGCACAATGTTGCGCCACTCTTTAGGCATTGAGTCAATAAATCCTTGAGGTACACGTACTACAAGGTTTGCATTACCTGATTTAATCTGCGTTGGGTCAGTAATTTGATTACCATTTTGGTCAACTACTAATTGTCCATGAACTACTTGAGCCACTGTACGAGCAGCAGTTGCTGCAAGACTTGGGTCCTCAGCAAGCATGCCACCCCAACGCTTTGCAGTGTTTTCAAAGGCTGCATAGAACGGGAATAACAATTTCATAACTTGACTAGATGATGCACCTGTACGGCGCACAATAGTAAAGAGTGTGCGTTCTACTTCTTGACGAGCGTGCTCACGAGAAGCGGTAACTAAACGGTTAATTTCATCACCAGTTAATCTGTCTGTTCCTTTGGCATCAGCCAGGGCTGCAATGTTTAAACGCAATTCTTGTGTATAAACAGCATTAGCCAATGGATGACGAGCAAATACATCTTCTGGCATTGAGCCAAGGAAGCGCATAACACGGCGGTTAATTGTGTCAATCAAGCGCTCTTGGTCTTTGTATTCTTTTGAAGTTGTAATGGTCAAACCGTTAATTGGGTTTAACTTTTCAGGAGTAGATTTAAAGCGGTCAACAAGAAACTTTTGCATTTCTCCGCCAGATAAAGGCTTTTCATTTTCTTTGGCTGCACTGAGCATCAAGGCTGTTTCATCATCTGGGATGTAAAGTTTTACTGCACCACGGACATCTTGAAGTTTGCTAAGAAGTTCTTCGTCTAATTCGCCAGCCTTTAATCTAGTAAAACCATAACCTTCGCCTACGCGAGTGTAAGTGTTATTGGCATATAGACTACCTTCATTGGTTTTAAACCACTTGAGTAATTTTTCATCAGTTACTCCATCAAGAATTTGACGAACAACTGGGTCCATAACTCCTGTTTCAGGGTTACGGAAATGCATATTAAGTATGTTTGCCCAAGCCTCAAAATAGCGTGGGTCTGATGGTTGTACTAAGCGTACTGTGCGGGCACCAATGCCTGCAGAAAAAGCCATTTCCTGTGAAGAAACCATGGCGTTCCATGTTTGTTCACCAGAGGTACGACCAAGGAACCATGATGCTCCTTCAAATACTTTAGGTAATTCATAAGAGTGTCCATTTGCATCAAATTTACTAAAATACTTTTTGTCAATGTTTCCTTTACGGTCAATTTTAACATTGCCGTATCCAGCACGTTGTTTGACTGCCATAGATTCAGCAGCATCAATACGAGCGCCAATACGTGAAGCCATATCATCAAGGTGAGCATGAGATAAAGCGTAATCACGAGAAAGATTTTCAGCAGCATCTTCAACACCATTGTTAATCATTGCTTGAACGTTATCTTTTGTGTAGTAAGGAGATACTGCACGGTCATTAACGTTTGCACGTTCACGGCGTAGAGTTGCACGTTTGGCAAGACGTCGTTCTTTAGGTGTTGCCAACTTTTGTTCTGCTGGCAATACTGCGCCTGGAGTTTCAGCCATTACTTGTTGTAAGTAAGCATCTACTTCTTTGGTGCGACCACCGTTACCAATGCTTTCAGGTAATGCAACGTGTGTTATTCCACCTGCACGGCGGTCATCAACAACAACGGCGCGACCATAACCATTTTCACGCATGTATTTAAAGACTGGGTTGTTTGGCTCTGACCAACCTTTGCTCTTTACCCATGAACGGTAATTAGATTGCTTGCCTTCAAAGGCAGCATCGCGAAGTTCTAATGGAATATCTGCCCATTTAATCATGTAGATTGGCTTGCCGTATACACGGTATGGCTCAACCTTTCCAGGTGCTCCGTTTACACGGAATACTGAACGGTAATAATCCTCAGCCTTAAATTCAAAATCGCCTTCTTCGGCAATGCGGATGTTATCCCAAGTCAAAGCCTTAACTGAACGCCAACCTTTTGGTGTGCGAATTTCTACACTTTGACCAGAGTTAATCGCTTCAATCATGTCGCGCTTAAGGTTATCTACAGCAGCATCTAAACGTAGTTTTGTACGTTCTTTAGCAGGAGGAAGAATTGCCTCAAGGCGCACAAGGCGACCTTGTACTGGTTTGCGGTCACGTGATTCAACACCTTTGGCAACGCCAATTTCTTTATCTTCTATTGAAACAACTTTAAACTTTATACCTGCTGGAAGTAAAACTTCTTCTTCTGCACCTACTGAAGTATATTTATTGTTAATACCAAAACCTTCATAAGTTGCTTCTATATCTAAACCAGGATGACCCTTAGGAACTTTAATTTCAAAAAGAGTTGGCTTAAATCCAGGGTTAGCACCAACAAAAGCAGAACTACTTGCAATATCTATACTTTTGCTTGTAGCAGTAAAACCTTTTTCTGTAATTGTTTGTCCAACTTCTAAGTTGGCATAAGGTGTATCTATAGCAGTAATGCCACGATATACTGTTGTATTTTTATCTACAACACT